GAAGAACCAGCTTGTGAATAATGTTGAGTTATCCCAGGAATGTCTATAGTCTATCGGTTCGCTTTTAACACGAATTAAACCATAGTGTTCTAGATAGTTAAGTGCTTCAAGTTCGAAGTTTGATATTAACCAAACAAGTCCGACACATGCGACACCTAACCAACCACCTGCAAAGAAAAACAATGCAAGTGTAGGTACACTCATCATGTAACCTCTTATCCATCTATTACTTACGGATAAGAAAGGTTTCTGTAAACGTTTCAATCTACCTCTCTCCATTTCAAACAAGAACTTAGATTGTCCTAAGTGTGATTTGATAAAGTGTGAATATAGATCACGTCCACGAGGTGCAGTTGCAGGATCATCTTCACTTGCTAATTCCAAGTGATGATTGTACACATGAGCATAACAGAAATGTGCTGAACCTGATAGTCCCATCATCCAACGGCTTATTACAAATGCAATGCCTTTGGTGTGAGATAGTTCATGCCCATAGATTATGCCTATGCCTGCAAATATACCTGTTGATAGTGTAGCACCTAAAAGTTCTGCACCTGCCATACCATTATAGATCTGATATGCTAGTGCCAACTGAAGTGCAACAAAGACTGGTAACATCAAATACATTACTGTATTCTGTAACCAGGGGATCCCTAAGGTCTCTCCATTCTCATCTAATGCTCCACGAGTCTGAACACTAATAAGAGTATCAAGTATAATGCCTACTCCCAATAAGCCTACACCTGTCCATGCCCATGCTCCACCTGCCAACACTCCTGCGAGTGTAACAAGTATTAACAATGGCGCAATGAAGTACCTTATGTTTACGAGAAGTTTACTCATTGTATGCCTCCTGCCTCTCGGCGGTTATTAATCACACAATGTATTAACATAATAACACTTGACACACTAAATGTCAAGTGCTTAATATTATTTATAGATAAAGGTGTTTTTGTGGGTCCTTATAAGGATATAATTATATTACTACGTTCTTATGAATGAGTTACTAAATCGTGTATGTGTTTCCAGTTCTTAACTGTAGTAACACCTTCATGCTTGTAATCCATGTTATGACCGTGTTCGACCAGTAAAGGTTTAAGACCTTGTTCAAGTCCTGCTTCACAGTTCTTAGGTTTATCTTCAACCCAATATAGTCCTGTACCTTTATACTTTCTAAGTGCATCGTCTTTGTCTGCACCAGTTCCTAAGTATACATATTTTGTAAATGCTGTTGTACCAAACAACTTATCTACATTCATTGTTCTTAGTTTCTGTGCATTTTTATCTAAGGATAGTGAAGTAATTAAATGGAATGTAAATCCATATTCTTCGTGTAGTTTCTTAACATAAAACTGTGCATCTCTAAGTCCTGGAAGAAATCCAATCCATGCACTGTTATTAAATATGTTAACAAGTTTCTTTGATTGTTCTTTTGGTATTCCGTAACGCTCACCTATATCATAAATGAACTGCGATCCTTCTACTCTTTCAAATCCTTGTTCGCCCATCCAAACGTTAAACGCCCATTCCCAATCAAGCAGGACGCCGTCTGCATCTACCAGTATTACTTTGTTATCTCGCAATTTCATATAACTCCTTTTGCCTTATTACTTCTTTATTATACAATCATTGAGCAGTATTGTCAACCATTAAATTTTAGTTGATATGCTTCTTCAAAACCTTGTTCATAATCTGCAATAGGAGCACCATTACTTCCGTCTTTCCATAGGCGTTTGAAGTAACTGTTGTAAGAGTCTAGTGCTGTTTCAGGAGTCGTGTTTATATGGCCTTTGACCATCCAGAACACTCGGTATGCTTCTTTTATATCTATCTTGCATTTCCTTTATACTTGTGGTGTTTCCATTCCTTTTACTAGTTTATCACAATGTGCGATATACTCTGCCATAGAGTGGTCCGAGAAGTTATCAATCTTAAATGCTTTTAAACCTCTCCACATTCCACGTAACTTATCTTTTGTTCTTTGCCAGAAAGAAAGTTTACGTAGGTTACCCCATGAGTTAAAGTAATGGCAGTTTCCATGATGTTTGAAACCCATTATTGATAGTGGTACTGTAGTAACAATGTCGTTATTGTTTACAAATCTATGATGCTCAACGTTTAAACTATCACAGTATCCTGTCCAACCAACACGTGGTGAACCAAATGTATAAAGTTCTACAGGATCACTTAGCTCTGGATTGTGCTTACATCTTGAAGCCATTATAGTTGCCATTGCAGCACCTAATGAATGTCCACAGAACCAATGTTGTTTCTTTAGATTAACTTTACGGTCCATGTCTTCTTTCACATGTGGCCATAGTTCATCTACCTCTGTCTTGAATCCTCTGTGTACTCTTGAAACTGTTTCAGAAATAATAGGAAGAGCGTTTAAGTCTGCTTTGATGTCGTTGTACTCTGTTGGCTGTGTTCCTCGACAGGCAATGACCATATCATTTTTATTCATGAAGCGATATGCTTGTGCTCCATCGATGTTATAAAATTCTACTGTTGTAAAGCCTAACTCTTTTGCTTTGCTTGTTGCATCTTTTTCGTTCAAGTATGCAATTGCTGATAGTTCAGCAAATAGTAAACTTCGTTGTTTGAAAGTAAGTTCTGCTATTCCTTTCTTTAGCTTTTCTGATAACATATTTCGCTCCTATGTTTTTATTTATAATGTTAATCCCTGTTGTGGTGCACCTTCAAGATCTTTTCCTGGGAATACTAAACAGGCATATTCATTAGTTACTTTAACAACACTTGTAAAAGTTCTTGTTTGCGGATTAGCCCATAGTTCTAGTATTGCTTGTATTGTTCTACCATCTGGAATTTTAAATAATATCTTACCTGCTACGAAAGGTTGTTCGCCTGCTTTAACGATAATGTTTATTACATCTTGATAGCTTCCGCAATCCATCATTATTGGTAAACTTAAGAACTGTCCTGGTGGCGGCATTGGAATACCTGGTAATGGTGCTGGGTCCACATCTTTTGGTGTAGGCGTCGACTCTTCCGGTGTGTTCGTATTAAGAGCTCCTATTACTCCTCCAGTTGCTGTTGCAGGTGCAACCCATAAACTTAGAGCTAGTGTTATCAGCGCAATTAATCTAAACATTTACTTTCTCCTTATAAAACAACTACCCCTTCTCGGAGTAATTTTTCTCTGTTAGCCATATGCTTCAGTTGGATTTCGTCTTTGCTTCCACCGAAGTATGCTACCGCATGTCCTTCTTCTACCATGATGTCAGTGATCATGCGTCCGTCTTCTGTAGAAAAGTCACCTAAGATACGACCGAACTTGCCTTTCATGTCCTCACCGTTTCTATTAATCTGAGTTTTCAAAACAGTTGTCTTACCTAGAAGTTCTTTTAGTCTTGCCTTTGCAGCAAGTCCAAACTTCTTTTCTACCTTATCTCTTGTACGACTTTCTGGTGTATCAATTCCCATAACACGTACCCTTTCATCTTTTAAAACAACACCAAAACCTAGATCAATATCTACATCAACAGTGTCGCCATCTACAATCTTAACGATCGTGGCTCTATATTCATACATAACGTTATCGCTCCTAATTAGTTATATACGTATTTATTAAAAAGGGAAGTGTTTATGTCCAGGGACGACTGACTTTAGGTGTACCTGTATTTTCATCATCGTCTAGATTGATTGCATCAGCTTCGTAAGGATTAGGAAGTCTGTTTTTGTTCCATGTTTTTAGTGTTCTATAATAAGCAGCATCAGTATCTGCGGCAGCAAGTCCTTCACGCTTGGCTTGTGCAATAGCACCTTTTTGTTCTTGACGTGCTTCTTTGTTGCCAGTTTTTAACGGAATACATATAATTGTATCCCCTGCAGCAAGTCCTGCAGCAGTGAGTGTCTTTGAGCCATCATTAGCTTGATTAATTGCAGAGTCTTTCTCAGCAACAATTTCACCGTACATTCCTACTGTAATAGGAGCACCTTCAATAGCCCTTACTAGTGCTGTAAGTCCATTCATTGTAGTTGAGCCGTAAGTCACAGTTACATCAAACTGTACACCTGTTAGCCCTTTACATTTAATTGTTGCCATTAATGATCTCCGTAATTCCTAAAGTTCAATAGTATTTAGTTAAATACATATATGTACAACATAATCAAATTCTTTAAAGATTGGGCTTATGAATACAATAGCCTAATGGACGAATTGAGAAAAGACGGATGGTATTGCTGCCATCATTCAATGGGAACACTATTTTATCATGATAAACAAAGAACCAATAAACAAACTACTAAAAAACCTAAAAGACAGCGGTAACTACAGGGTATTCAATGACATTCTAAGAGAAAGGGGCGAGTTCCCTAGAGCTATCTGGTATGGACCATATAATATTAAAAACATTACTAATTGGTGCAGCAATGATTACTTGGGCATGGGACAGAACAAAGTTGTTATAGACGCAATGCATACTGCCCTAGAACAAACAGGATCAGGTTCAGGAGGCACACGTAACATAGGTGGCACAAGCCACTATCACGTTGCGCTGGAGCATGAACTTAGTACATTACATAACAAAGCAAAGTCCTTGCTGTTTACATCTGCATATGTTGCAAACGAATGGACACTTATTTCATTAAAGAAAATATTCCCTAACATTGTATTTTTAAGCGACAGTAAGAATCATGCTTCATTGATACAAGGTATTATACATAGTAAAGCAGAAAAACAAGTGTGGCAACACAACGACATGGATCAACTAGAAGAACTATGTGCTAATGCTGTACTTGCTAATCAAACTCCTTGTATTGTATTTGAAAGTGTTTACTCTATGGACGGAGACATTTCTCCAATGGAACAGATATGTAATATTGCAGACAAGTATAAGGCAATAACATACATTGACGAAGTACATGCTGTTGGCCTTTATGGCGAACACGGAGGCGGCTGGACGGAGAAACTAGGACTACAAAACCGTATTGATATAATCAATGGCACACTTGGAAAGGCCTTTGGAGTTCAAGGTGGATACATTGCTGCCGATGCAGACGTTGTTGACGCTATTCGTTCAGTTGCTTCTGGTTTTATCTTTACGACTAGTATGAGTCCAGTTTCATGTGCAGGCGCAATGGCTGCAATCAAATATTTAAAAGACCACAACGAAGTTAGAGATAGCCATCAAAAACAAGCGAACAAACTTAAAGAAAGATTAACAGCAAATGGAATACAAGTAATGGAATGTTCAACTACACACATTGTTCCTGTGCTTGTAGGAGATGCTAAGAAATGTAAGTCGATGAGTGATATGCTTATTGACGAATATGATATCTATGTACAGCCAATTAACTATCCAACAGTAGAAGAAGGTACAGAACGTTTAAGATTTGCACCTACTCCGTATCATGATGATAAAATGATTGAGGATTTAGTTATTGCTCTAAAGGCTGTGTTTGCTCGTCACCAGGATTAATTCTAAACTGATCTTCTTCATAGTCTGGTGTTCCTGATTCAAAGATAATTGAATTATGATCTAACGATTCTAATTGATGTGGAGTCATTTCAGCAATGTCAATAGTGTTGCCTTCTTTAATAACTTGTTCTCTGCTTTGCCCTGTCTTAATATCAATAAATGTAATCTTAAACTTACCTGAATTAACAAACCAACTCTTACGTCTAACCTTGTGTAACATCATTGCAGTTTTCTTATTAGGATGTTCGAACACTAATAATTTGCCTGCATAAGATTCATTAGATGCCCAGCTGAGCTCCATGCCCCAGGCTGTTTGTTTACTACCTTGTGAAACTATCTTCATGGACGCTTATCAATAATTTGATCAACCAACCCATAGTCTACTGCTTCTTGGGCAGTCATAAAGTTATCACGCTCCATGTCGTTAGTTAGTTCATCGAATGTTTTGCCTGCACTGTTATGTTTTTCGTAGATACCTGTAAGCTCTTTCTTAATTTTTATAATTTCTTCTACTTGGATTTGCATGTCTGTTGCTTGTCCTCTAGCACCGCCACTTGGTTGATGGATCATGTGCCTTGCGTTTGGTAACATATAACGTTTACCTTCTGCACCTGATTGTGCAAGTAGACTGCCCATGCTACACGCTTGGCCTGTAACGTATGTTGCAATGCTTGGCTTAATAAACTGCATTGTGTCATAGATACTCATGCCGGCAGTTACAACACCGCCTGGACTATTAATAAACAATGAGATATCTTTATCTGAATCTTCTGACTCTAAGAATAACAACTGTGCAACAATAAGGTTTGCACTTACATCTTCAACAGGACCATTGAGCATTATTACCCTGTCCTTTAATAATCTACTGTAGATATCATAAGCTCGTTCGCCCTTGCTTGTCGATTCAACTACCATTGGTACTAATGCCATTTATTTTTCCTCTTGTTTAATATTACTTGTTATACTAAGGTCTGCAACTAAATTTGTCAACCATGTTTTTACATCAATCCGTGGCTTCCAGCCTAACTCTTTGAGTTTGCTTGTATCAGCTAACGTATGTTCAATGTGTCCAATGCGTGGAGGAGTATGAACTTGTTTGCTACTAACAATGTCTGCCAACTCTCTAATAGACACTGACTCGCCTGATCCTATATTATATATGTCTCCGCTCTTGCCATGCTGTATAATTAGGCTAAGTGCAGAGATAGCATCATTAACATGTATAAAGTCTCTTGTTTGAGATCCTGTAGCATCAAGTAATAACGGATCATTATTTTGTGCTGCCTCAATGAACTTTGATATTACTAATGAATACTTTCCTCTTTCCATAAACGGACCGTACATTGTAAACGGCCTTACTATAATAAGTTCTGTCTTTGGTAAGCGATTGTGTTGTGCTGTTAGTGCGGCTTCAGCTGCCATCTTACTAATAGCATATGGACTTGTAGGATTCAACGGGTCTGATTCTTTGTTAGGTATCCAACCATTGTTGCCATACACAGAACTAGAGCTAAAGTAGATAAACTTTTTAACACCTAGTGTTTGCGATAGTGCATATATCTTTTGGGTAGTTCCTATGTTCATACTATAATACTGTTCGTACTCTTGCCAACTAGGACTTATCCTAGTCTTGTTAGCCAAATGGATAACAACATCACAGTCCATCATACGTTGTTTAACTTGCCATAGGTCTTCTTGTATATCTATACCTGCTACATCAAACTGGTCGTAGAAGTCTTTCCTATCTCCAAAAAGATCTAAAGGTAGATCAATACAACTAATATCATGTGAGTCTAGATAAGCATACGCTAAGTTTCTTCCGAAAAAGCCTGCTGCACCAATGATTAATATCTTCATACATATAATTATTGCTCTTAGGGGTTGACAAGTGGTAATCGTGAGTGTAATATGTAAGTATAAATTAACGCTGTGGGCCAGTAATTCGTTACGCACCCAGGCACAAACTAACACTAGCAATTCGTTGCACATGTTATAAGGAGTTAAGAGCATGAAGAAAGTTCCGTATAATCGCCAGACGGAGATCAACAAGTATCTGGCAAATTTCAAAATTCCATTCGAGATGAAAGATGACGCAATTGATTTGCGTACTATGTCTGACAACTACGACCGTGGCATTATCCCACTTAATGATATTGCAGAAGCAATTGATGTTGTACTTGGTCCTGACAAGAAACCCAACGTCCAAGACCCATACGATCCTAAAGAAGGTATTGTAAAGTTTGGTTGGATTGATTGGGACGACATGTATTTGTGGCCAAGGTTCCAACGAGATGTTGCACCTAACCATATGTATAAAATTGAACAAGACTACGAACACACTGCGGTGCTGTTGCCAACTGCTATATTAGTAGACGGAATGTATATGCTGTGGGACGGTCACCATACATCACAAGAAATGTTTAGACAAAAATATACTACATACCCTATGTGGTATATTGATACAGATATGATTACTGCTAAAACAGTACAAGACGCAGGCTTCACAGACAAAGTAGAGTATGCTGTTTGGTTAGCAGGACAAAACATGATACGTATTAATAGTCGTAACAAACGTAAACTACATGCCTACGATGAGTTTATGATACTACTAGAAACAAAAGACAGTGCAACTGTACAGATGAACAACATCTTAACTGCTACAGGGTTCAGTCCTAAACGTAACGCTAACACACCAAATGCATTCAGTCAGATTAAAAGTGGACAAACTATATTTGAAATGTCAGATGATTACGGTGTAGTAGGCAAATACTTTAAACGTGCATTGCAATTCCATAATGCACATTGGAAGAAGGCAGCGGCTGAGTTAGAGATATGGAGGCCTATGGCATTATTATATAAGATGGCTGAGGTTGAAGGCTTTGCAATAGATGCAGACTTCGATAAAGAACTAGGCAAACTGTTTATTAAACTATGGGGAGATCCAGAGTCAGTACAAAAAGGACTCAAAGAAAACTATGAGAATGCTTTGCACACCAAAGGGTTTACTAACCCAAGAGACCACGACCAGTGGCGTGTGTATGATGCTATTGTAAATTTATATAACGATAAGGTTGGACGTATTACACTTCCAACTGCACAGTGTAGGTGGTAACATGAAGTTCTTATACTTAATGAAAGACCCTCTCGGTAGTGGTGATTGTAAGATTGGTATTACTGGAGTGGATCGTGCAATAGATAGACTAGGAGTGTATCAGAACAGTTACTCTGCTCGTAGTCACTACGCTACATTTAATCATCTGTGGTATGGTAAGTCAAACCCAATTAGCAAACTAGAGAGTGTACTCAAAGACACGTTTGGATATGCTATTATGCTAGAGGGTAGAGGCTATTCAGAATGGATAGCTGAACCAGAGGATGTTATATTAAATAAGATAGCAGAAACAATTGAAGATTATCACTTTCATGTGTATGAAATTGGACAAGATATCAATGTACACAACATAAATGATGTGATTAATCGGTTGACAAATGAAGGATAATACGCTATAATAAGTATAACAATTAGGCAAAAGAGAGGCATTTATGAGAACACAACCTGAAATAATTATCGATAAACTTGAAGCAGACAATTCACGTCTAGCAAAAGAGCAAGTAATACTAGAAGCAATGGAAGAAGGACTTGATGAGTTCTTTGCTGGTTGCCGTATGGCACTTGATAAACTTTATACATTTGGTGTAAAGCAAGTACCTGAAGTAGATCCTGAATGGAACGGGCAAGGACTAGCATGGGATAAGTTCTTAGAACT